AACATTTTTCTCAGAAGTCCTGTTCTTATTGATGTCAAGCACCTTGAGTTCCATTGGGGTAGGAAGCACGGCGTTGTATTCCTCTAACAAGTCCTGTATGCCCATAGCGAACTTTTCGATTATCTCGTCAGTGAAAAGCAAATCGTCGTGCGCGTCCTTGTTGAACGGGATCAGCATTTGAATCAGGTTGTACGCATCTTGCTCGTCTTTAGTGAAGCTTATTTTCTTCGCCTTCATCAGGTCAATTATCAGAAGTATCACCCAAGTGAACGGTGGGACGATTTGGCTCATGTGATCGAAAAACTTGAAGCAGACCGCCTTCTCGTAAGGCACGGGGGCATACGCCTCTTTACCTGACCGCTTCTTGTGCTTCCGCACCAAAGAGGCAATCTCCTTTGGCATGTTTTCCATGTCACGCTCCGACACACGACCAGAATTGATTTTATACGTCCAGTTCCCGTTGACCTTCGAGTCTATAACACACCAATCGGAATTCATGTACCATATCGTGCTATTGGAGTCATCTTCCAGCCACCAGCCAAACACTGCGTCCTCCAAGAACATCGTCAATAAGAGCCTGCGAAGCTCCCGCTCGATACCAAGTTGATTGACCTTCGCGCTGTAGTCGATGTAATCCTTCCTGAACCTCTCCGACTTGTTCCTGCTGTCTTGGAGTTTTATAAAAGCCGAGCTAGTGGCGCGGCTCCCAATGTAGTAGCGGCACATAGCGGGCTTAACAAAATAGTTTATGAACTCCTGGTAGTTGCCCAACACCGTAAAGGCATAGTTGTTCAAATTCCGCAGGAGCGACAGATACCTCAGCGGGTCAGAGGCGTAGGTCTCTAACTCGTCCTGTGTATAGTTTCGCAGCTTGTATTCGACAATAGGTATAATCCCTTGCAGTTTCTTGAAGATTGCCCTTATGTCTAATGGGTTGGAACTACTGGCATTGCCCGCAGAAACGCCATGGGCTGCTATAGCATCGACAGCCATTGCGGTAGGTGCCACTGCACCTGCTTGGGAAAGGTCCTTCGATGGCCTCCCGCCTTTATTATTAACAAACTCGTCTGAAATAGGGACCCCTCCTTCCTAGCGTTTTGCATATGACAAACGGGCTTTGCGCCCGTATGATAAAATTGTGCTTGGGTCAAACACGTTCTTCGGTTTTTTCAGTTTTTCTTCCACCTGCCTGGAAACCCACAGGTTCAGGCTCAACGAACTGTACCTGTCCTTTCGTCCGCCAGACTTCTCCTTGACCTTGATGACCCCGTCCTTGGCCTCATACGATAGGTTAATTAGTTCGTTTACCAAGAGCCCGGTATGGACATACGGCATCTGGAATTTCAGCTTGTCTTCCAGCGAAAGGCTTTTATATCCCTTCAAGTCTGAAAGCTCTTCGTCAGCAGAAAACTCGGACAACAACAGCCTGACCTTGCCCTGCTTGAACATCTCCCTAAGACCCAAGGCACAATCGGAATTGAACTTGGAGGTCTGGTTGTTAATTGCCCAAACGACTCTTGGGGCATTTTGGATTGAATAGCGCTCCGCAAGCTCGTCATTGTTGCAGCAAGCCAGCGCCTCATAGGTCTCCCCGGATTCCGGGTCGTACATATCCCTCATCAAACATTCGAAGACACCGAAGCCGATGCCTTTACAGTCGATTACTAAGTCGGTGCATTCGAACTCATGGTACAAACGCCGGATGACCAGCGCCAACTGTTCGGTCAGCAAGCCCTCATGGTTTTCTGTGTATATGATGTTGTTTATATACCGTTCGCCCTCTGCCGTAGCCCTGAGTTGGTTTATGAATATCGAAGCGGCGTCGTTGTTCCTGTGCTTCGAGGACATCAGCGCGATGTCCGCCGAAAGTATCCGGCGTTCGCCTTCCGACATCGGAATTATTTTGACCCGTTTGTCGGATATCCTGCTGGCGATTGAGTCCGGCAGCATAGGGTAGCGTACCTTGCGGGTCTTTGATATGTCGTCGTATGAGTATAAGGTGCCGTCTTTGTCCGAAAACCAAAGACATGACATTTCAGTTTGAAACGAAATTTCCGAAAAGTCGCTTTCAGACATTTCATCCTCGACGGCATCAGCCATAAGAAGGTTCTCCTTAATGGCAAGCTGATACGGCAAACCACAGGCAAAATACTTGCGCCTGTCATCCACCAGGTTCGCAACGTATGCCTTTAGTTTCTCAAAACTCCAATGGGAGCAGAACCAGGCGGAGCTTAAATACATTTCCTTGTTACGCTCACTTAGATGCTTGTACTCTTCTTTGCTGAGATACTTGGGCTGACGCGAGCCAATGAGGAATTTACGGAGGACTTTGTTGATGATATCAACATCCACCATCCTGAATTCGTCCACTACAAGGATATTAGCCCTGTTGTGACGGGCGTTGTCATTCGCGGTAATAATCTTTATTACTGACCCGTTGTGGAACGACGTGCTGGCGACAGCTTGGTTGTTTACAACTTCCCTAATTTCGTTTCTGAGATTTTCAGACAGGGGCATAAGGATTAACGAGATTTTGTCTATGACCTCTGTGGCCTGCTTCCTCGACTTGGAGGCAACACATATAATCGTGCCTGGGTAGAGGATGCACCTGACCACACAAAAGACGGCTATGAGGAAGGTCTTCCCCTGTCCGCGACTCGCAAGATACATAAAGTTTGTACTCACGTTCATCATGTAGATCAGTATTTTTTGAAACAATTTCAAACCTATGCCAAGATAGTCTTTACAAAACCTGTGCGGGTTCGCACGGTAAAAACTGGCCCACCGCGCAGCGCCCCCCATAATCCTATCCGATTGCTCGCGCTCAAGTTCCTTATCCGTCTTAACACTCTTAGCCAACGCCATCACCGTCATCCCCGGCACCACCAGCAAGCTTGCCCCCAAAAATGTCATCGAATGCAAGCTCCGGGTCATCCTCGTACTCCGGCCTGCTGACCGAGTATTTAGCTACCTCGTCGTCGTACAGGTGGCTATGCCTGTTATTGATCCCCATCATTCTGCAAAGGTGCCCAAGGAACCAAACCGATATATACTTCCTGATTCCATCAACGTCCTCCCACTCTGGGTCTGGCTCGGGGATAGGCCGCTCATTCTCCCATTTCTGTATAAGCGTCCCAAAAGTATTCTGGTCGGCAAGCGCATTCTCCTTGTTCTGGACAGGCTTAACATTGGCGCTTCCGAGCAAGTCGTTGAATGCCCTAATCAAAGCATCAATCTTGTCGCCCTTCTGGACAGCCCTCTTGATTTGAAGCTCCATTAAGCAGATATTCTGAAAAATGCTTTCCTGTGCCTGGGTCTTGCACTCATGCCTTGATGTCCAATTGTCATACTTGTCGTTGAGGAACGCATAGTCCTCCGCACCATATCCAGCGCCCCAGAACTTTAACGATTTCTGAGTAACCTTACAATCAGGGATTTCCTTTAATTCCTTTATCGAAGCAATTACCTGCTGCGCTGACTCGGCCAGGTAGTCATCATACGAGCGTCCCTTATACTGCGCCAGGTTGGCATTCGCAATGTAACTTGCAATCCGGCTCTGGCCGACATTGATTTTCCGGCTGGAACTCAGGAGCGAGTCGTTGAAGTACAAGTCGAGATGCAACGCCAAACGCTTTATTGCCTCGTCGCTGCTGCCTAAATTTTCAGTGTAGAACTCTTCGAAATAGTTCAGGCAGTTGTGGCAAATGGGTATATGTCCCCAACCCTTAAAGAACGGACTCTGACTAGCCCTAAAATTCCCCTTCAACTTGCTATAGCCCGTCCCGCAGCTAGTACAATAGTAGGTGCGCTTCTCAGCGACCTCTTTCGGTGGGGGAGCAGGCTTTGTGGCCTTCTTTTTCTCAAACGGCGCACCGGAGGCTTTTGCATCCCTGGCTGCGTCCGTGCTTCCTGTTGGTCTTCCTCTGGGCGTAACCATAACCTCCTTTTGGTTAACATTTTCACAAGGTATGACGCGCCACATGCCCCGTTCACAAATCCGGGGCTATGGCGCATCAGTTAATGCTCACAGGTCTGCTTCGGCCTGTCGGGGACTTCGAGACCGTTATTCCTGATAAAATCCATTAGAAACCGAATGTATATTTTTTCAAGCTCAAGCTCTTGTTTGATTGTGGCAAGCACAAGCTCCATCTCCTCAAGCTTCTTACTTGTCTCCAAGTAACGCTTCGAACTGATTTCTTCGATTTTCTTAATGGTCTCCACAGCGCTGTCAGTCGTCTCTACCCGCTGCTTCTTTTTATTGATGAAGTAGTTAATCAAGGCGACGACCCCACCACTCCCAAAGACCGAACCAATGAGCACTAACAATAACTGATACAATTCCAAATTATTCCAGCTCCCCTCCTCTTATTAAATGACGCCTCGCGTCCCACATGTTTTTTACTGGAAGCGCAACCTACGCTAAGAGTTTCCCTTCCGTCTTTTTTCAATCTTGCCGATGAACTTCAATAGCAGCGAACATAACAACACCGAAGACAGTAAGCCCGAAGATAGTGCTGAAACATCGCCCATCGCGCTTGTCTTTGGCATTTCGCCGAGAGGCGGGGGCACCGAAACAACTCCAGTCTCAACAGTATCACGAGGGCTGCCATCGTCAACGAGGTCAACTATTTCGTCGTCGCACTGATTACTGGGAACATCCGAACACTCAGGTTCCTCCGGCGGAGCATATGTCCGCTCCGGCACCGGGTCAGGCGGTATTGTCGGCTCTGCCTCTATTTCGGGTTCTGTCTCAATTTCAATTTCTGGTTCAGTTTCCGTTTCCT